GAAGTTAACTTCTCACTAGATAGTGATACCCTAAATAAAATCAGAAGGGCTGCAAGTGCATTAGGACATTCTGAATTATCTATCGCAAATACACAAGGTGCGGTTAGACTTTCAATTGTTGATAGTGCGAATGCAACTTCTAATGTGTTTAGTATTGATGTTGAAGGAAGTTACCCCGAAGGTGCAGAGTTCAACTTCATTATGAATGTAAATAATTTAAAAATTGTTGATGAAGACTTTCATGTTATGATATCAAGTAAACTTATATCTCACTTTACAAGTAAACAAAGTGATATAGAGTATTACATTGCATTAGAGAAAGCATCAACTTACAAGTAAGGAGTATATAATGGCAAAACCAGTACCCGAACAAAGAGACCACTCGCAAATCTACGAAGTATCGAATAGAGTTGCAAGGTCTACAGTTGCAGTAATTGACACTGTAGTTCAAAGAGGTGGATTTAAAGGAGAAGAGTTAACAACCATTGGTCAGTTAAGAGACCAAGCAACTCAGATTATTCAGATATGTGAAACTTTCCAATCTGAACAATCAAAGGTTGACAATAAGAGTTAAACCTGATATACTTCCTTTTAATTTTTGACAGAGGTGTAAAAGCCTCTGTCACTTTGAACTTTATATATTATGACACAAGATTTATTCTTATGGGTCGAGAAGTATAGACCCCAAACTGTCGAACAGACAATACTTCAAACAGAACTAAAACAAACATTTCAAAAGATTGTAGACTCGGGAGAGATACCGAATATGTTATTCACGGGGACTGCGGGACTCGGGAAGACTACAGTTGCAAAAGCGATATGTGAACAACTTGAACTTGACTACATTGTAATCAATGGTAGTGAAGAAGGTAATATCGATACTCTTCGTGGTAAGATAAAACAGTTTGCATCTACAATATCTTTGCAAGGTGGATACAAAGTAGTTATCCTTGATGAAGCAGACTATCTAAATCCACAATCAACTCAACCCGCATTGCGTGGGTTTATAGAAGAGTTTAGTCAGAACTGTAGATTTATTCTGACTTGTAATTTTAAGAACCGTATAATCGAACCACTGCATTCTCGTTGTGGTGTCTATGAGTTTAATACTACTAAGAAGACACTTGCACAACTATGTGGTCAGTTCATGAAAAGACTCCAGACTATTCTAAAAGACGAAGGTGTAGAATATAAAGAAGAAGTGATTGCAGAAGTAATCAGTAAGTATGCACCCGATTGGAGAAGATGTCTAAACGAATGTCAAAGGAATGCGATTGGTGGTACAATCAATATGGACATTCTAGTAAACAAAGAAGACTCGTTTGATGATTTATATTCCGCATTAAAACAAAAGAACTTTAAACAAATGAGAACGTGGGTAGTAAACAATATCGATGTAGACCCAGTTGCAATCATTCGTGGTGTCTATGATACTATGTATGAGAAAGTACAACCCGAGAGTATCCCACAATTAGTTTTGATACTTGCAGACTATCAGTACAAGAATAGTTTTGTTGCAGACCATGAACTAAATATGGTTGCGTGTCTAACCGAAGTAATGGCTAACGTGAGTTTTAAATGAACCCATTTGAATTTTTAAACGCAATCAACTATACCAAGAAAGATTTAATGGTAGACCCAGAGAATGAGAAAGATTATAACTCGTTCGTAATCAATAGGTCATTATCATATTTTCCTGATACAGTTGCGATTGCAAATGAGATGAACAAGTATCATCATCTAGATAGTCGTCTACAATTCTCATTTCTTATAAATATTATTAGAAAGAGAAAAAGGTTTAGTAAATGGATTAAACCGCAAATAGAAGATGATATTGAAGTGGTAAAAAAGTATTATGGATATAGTAATGAAAAGTCAAGACAAATACTCCCACTACTTACTCCACAACAAATAGATATCATTAGGAAAAAGGTGAATAAAGGTGGAAGAAAATAATATAGTAAGTTGGACTCCCGCAAACATGTTGGAAGTAACACTTGCAGAACCAGATGATTTTCTAAAAGTAAGAGAAACCCTAACACGTATCGGTGTTGCATCTCGTAAAGAAAACAAGTTATTTCAATCATGTCATATACTACATAAACAAGGAAGATATTTTATAGTACACTTTAAAGAATTGTTTATGTTAGACGGGAAGAAATCTAATCTAGAACAATCGGATATAGAAAGAAGAAATACAATTGCAACTCTATTGAGTGATTGGGGATTAGTAGAAATACAGAACACGGAACAAGCAAAGGAATGCAGTTCCCTAAAACAAATAAAGATAATCCCATTCAAGGAAAAGAACGAATGGGAATTATGTCCAAAATATAATATCGGAAACAAATGAATAAGAATGTACTAATAAATCTTAGTCCACTTATTGCAGTTTTCTTTTTCAGTTTAATCGTTGCGGGTTGTTCAATGATGACTGGAATACCTTTGACTGATAGTAAGTGGGGTGCAAAACCAAATACTAATATATGTTTTTTTAATAACAAGGGAAATCCTATTTGCGAGAAAAGACTTAACGGAACTATCTTATGTGGTAAGACAGAAGTTGGTCAAGACATTTGCGTAGATATGACTCCCGCAACTATATACTAATATGCCTACAAAATACAAACCAAGTGAAGTGAAGATTGATAGACAAACTAAAGTAAAGTCTATCCAACATTATTACATGAAACAATTGTCTCAAGAAGAATTGTTTAAGATGTTGAACGCAGAAAATACAAAACCTAAACTTAAACAAAAGATTAGAAACGAATTATCTAGACGGGGTGTCAGAATAGTAAAGAGTAGTAAACAAGCTGGTGTTTGTTGAAATCTAAAAATTCGTCCCCATATATATAATATAGAGAGAATGCTCGGGTGAGGTTCTCCATAAACTTGCTAATATAGGAGTAGATATGACTACAATAGAAGCGTTTGGACAATTCCGTCCATTTACAATAGGTTTCGATAGTATCTTTGATAAACTATCCGAAGCCGCAGTACCACACAACGGTGGTATTAACATTCCATATAACATCATCAAGAGAAGTGAATACTCTTGGTTTATTGAAATGGCAGTTGCTGGTTTCAATAAGAAGAATGTTGATATTGAACTTAAAGAAAATAATCTGACGATTACTTGTTCTAAAAAGAACGAGACACCGCCAGAAGATGCAGTTGAGTTTATACACAAAGGTATTGCAGAAAGAAACTTTTACAAAACTTTTGCACTTGCAGAACACGTTGAAGTAAAAGGTGCAGAAATAGTTGACGGTATTCTATCAATCGAATTGATTAGAAATATTCCTGAAAAGGAAAAACCTAAAACTATTAAAATCAAATAACTTTTATTTGTGGTCAAGGGGTAGAAATATCCCTTGACTTTTTTTGATTAATACTATATAATATGAAACAATGGATTTTTATACAAATGTTTCCCGTTTCGGAAACAACTTACTTTACATAGGATACAAAGGTGGTCAGAGAATTCAAAAAAGAATTCCGTTCAAACCAACTTTGTATGTTTCTACACCCGAACCTAAATCTGGTTGGAGAACTTTATTTGATGAATCCGTAGACCCGATAGAGTTTGACTCTATGCGTGATGCGAAAGATTTCACAAAAAGATATCAGGGAGTAGAAACCTTTAACATTTACGGAATGAATGATTTCGTATCGCAGTTCATTGCACAAAAATATCCTGACGAAATAAAGTTTGACCGTGATACTATCTCAGTTACAAGTTTTGATATCGAAGTACAATCCGATGAAGGTTTCCCCGAACCAAAGTATGCAGACTATCCTATCACTGCAATCACTACCAAGAATAACAAAGAGAATGTTTATCGTACTTGGGGTTGTGGAGATTATAATCCCGCAGAGAATGTTCTCTATACTAAATGTCAGAATGAAGCCGCACTCTTACATAAGTTCCTAGATTATTGGAAACAAAATTATCCTGACATTGTCACGGGTTGGAATAGTATTAGTTTTGATATGGTTTATATTGTCAACCGTTTGCGTAAGATGTATGGAGAAGATAAGATAAAAGAATTATCGCCTTGGGGTCATGTCAATGAAGACAAAGGAACGGACTACTATGGTAAAGAAGCAATTACTTATGAGATACTTGGTATCACCCAACTAGACTACAAAGAAATATTTAGGAAGTTTACGTATAATACTCTTGGAGAACAAGAGTCCTATACCTTAAATAATATTGCACACGTAGTTCTTGGAGAAGGTAAAATATCATATGAAGAACAAGATAGTTTATTTGCATTGTATAAAAATGATTATCAAAAGTTTATTGACTATAATATAAAAGACGTAGAACTTATTGATAGACTTGAAGAGTCTCTTGGATTAATTACACTATCAATGACTATGGCCTATCGTGGTGGAGTAAACTATCGTGATGTACTTGGAACAACTAAAATATGGGATAACATAATTTATCGTATGTTAAACAAGAACAAAGTTGTCTGTCCACCAAAAGAAGAAAAGTCTAAATCAAGTTTTGTTGGTGGTTATGTAAAAGAACCACAAGTGGGAAGTCATGATTGGGTCGTGTCTTTTGATTTGAATTCACTATATCCAAATATTATTGTACAAAACAATATGTCTCCTGAGACAGTTGTGGACGGTTTAGTCAATACATCTTTAGAACATATACTTAGACAACAGACAGAGATTGATACTACTTATGCAACTGCACCTAACGGTGCAAGATTTAAAAAAGATAGACAAGGTGTGATACCATATGTAATTCAAAAGTATTACGAAGAAAGAGTTGATATCAAAAAAGAAATGTTAGAATTAAAACAAGAGTATGAGTCTACACCAACTAAGTCTTTATCAAATAAAATAACTCATTTAGATAATCAACAGATGTCTATCAAGATTTTAATGAACTCATTGTATGGTGCATTGGGTAATCGTTGGTTTAGATACTTTGACCAAAGAGTTGCAGAGTCAATCACACTCGGTGGTCAGTTATCTATTCTATGGGCAGAAAGAACTGTCAATAAAGAAATGAATAAACTAATGTCTACTGACGATGTAGATTATGTGATTGCAATTGATACTGACTCTCTCTATATTAATATGGGAGAACTCGTCCAGAAATTTAATCCTAAAAATCCAGTTAAGTTTTTGGACGAGATTAGTAAGACACACTTTGAAAAGGTATTAACTAAATCTTATAAAGAACTTGCAGACTACACGGGTGCAATGACTAATCGTATGGAAATGGGTAGAGAAGTAATTGCAGATAAAGGTATCTGGGTTGCAAAGAAAAGATATATTCTAAATGTTCACAACTCAGAAGGTGTACAGTATAAAGAACCCAAACTAAAAATCATGGGTATTGAAGCCATCAAGTCGTCAACTCCAGAGTTGGTTCGTGATAACATGAAAAAACTATTTAAGATTATTATTGCACAAACACAAAATGATGCACAACACTTTGTAAGTGTATTCAAAAATGTATTCAAAGACTCTCCCGCAGAAGATATATCTTTTCCGAGAGGAGTCCGTCATGTAAAAAAATATGCAGACAGAAATACTATTTACGGTAAAGGAACACCAATACACTCTAGAGGTTGTCTATTGTATAATCATTATCTCAGACAGAATAGTTTGACAATTAAGTATGAAGAAATAAACAATGGAGAAAAAATTAAATACACTTATTTGAAAACTCCTAACCCAATAAATGAAAATGTAATTTCTTTTAAAACAGTTTTACCAAAAGAATTAAACCTAAATAAATATATCGACTATGAAAAAATGTTTGAGAAAACTTTTCTTGAACCACTCGAACCAATCTTTGATGCAGTTGGTTGGAGTGCAGAACCAAAAGCATCATTAGAGGATTTTTTTGGATAATGGCTCAAGTACATGAAATGATTTATATGAAGATGACTAACGGAGAGTACATCTATGGAACTAATTTAGATATTGGTAAGTATAGTGTCAAACACAAATGCGAATGTGAACGTGAGTTTGACCATGTACCACCATGCAAGTTAGAAGGTCAAGGTGGATACTCAGACGGGTCAAAAGCATTTAAGTATGTTGGTACAGACCATGACCCAATGACTCACTCGCACCCACCGAGTAAAGAACAACTCCATACTGACGCATGGGGTAAAAAAGTTTTTAAGAAAACAAATGGTTGGGATTATGAAACGGGTGAATTTATTTATAACGAAAAATGGTAGGAGTAATTATGGATTACGTTATTGCAATTCTACAAGTGAGTGGAATAGTAATTCTATGTTATCTATTTGTTATGTTTGGAATATCAGGTAAACTAAAAAACTTTTTATCTGATACTTGGGGTGTAATAATGTGGATTATAGGAATGAGGAAATTTATTAAGAAAGATGAAAAAGACAGAGACGGTGGTTGGTAAAAAAGACCTAATAAAAGAACACGAAAAAAGAATGAAGAAGTATCGCAAGATATGGAAAGAGAAGGGTTGCATACATTGGTTGGACTCTTCCGATTGACATTCTTTGTTATATCATGTATAATATAGGACAATGTATAGTCTAACTATTTTTAAAAACACATATGACAATAAGACGCATAGGACTATGCAGTTTCAGTCGTGGGACAAATTTGCATTATTGTTATATGAGTTATCCAATAAGGAAGGTGTAAAAGGTGGAAATAATAGTTCTTCTCTTATTAGTCCTGCTCAGTTTCACGAAGGTGGGACAAGGAGTAATAAGAATGTTAATAAATGGGGTTCTTGGGCTTGTCTTGATTGCGATAGTTTTATACTTGATAACAATCCTTGTACTGAACCTGATACTGTTCGCAGTTTAGAAAAACAACTCTATAAAATGTTTGGTGCATACGAATACATCTGTTATAGTACTGCATCATCTACAGTTAAGAAACCAAAGTTTCGTTTAGTCTTTCCACTAACCAAAGAAGTCAACGCAAAAGATTTATCTCACTTTTGGTTTGCAATGAATAAAGAATTTAAAGATATTGGAGATGAACAAACCAAAGACCTTGCAAGAATGTATTATGTTCCCGCACAATATCCAAACGCATATAACTTTTATTTTAGAAACAGTGGTATCACACTTGACCCACAAATGTTAATGGAGAAACATTCTTATATTGAAAACAAGGGTAAGAACTTTCTAGATAGATTACCACCTGAGTTGCAACAAGCAGTTGTTGAACATCGTAAGAGTAAACTAGATAATACTAATTATAGTTGGACGGGATTTTCTGATTGTCCGTTTTGGTCTAAGAAACTTGAAACAGAATATCGTGCGATTACTGAAACGGGTTGGTACTATAAGATGTATCAGATTATGGTTGCGGTATGTGGTAATGCAGTATCCAAAGGATATCCTATTACTGCAGAACAAGTCGCAATATTATGTAAAGAGTTTGACGGTGTTACGGGTGGTTGGTATAAAAATCGTGATATGGTAAAAGAGTCAGATAGAGCATTAGAGTATGTCTACAGAAATAGAAGTTAAACCCGTGAAGATATTAGTCACTGGTGGTGCGGGATTTATTGGAAGTCATCTAATGAATTCTTTACTAACAAAAGAATATGATTTATATTGTGTCGG